TGTTTCCGCACTAATTTTATATGCTTTGGTTGTTATGGCTTCTCCTTGGCAAAACACCTGTAAAACGCCGTTTTGCAAAGAATAATTAACACCAGCTTTCTCCATAAGAGACTGTAGTGCCGCCTTTCTCTTTCCAACAGAGCAATATCCGTTGCTGTACTTTGCTGTCCGCAGCAATGCTGATGCCTTTTCTGTAATGATAGACGACTCAATTCCCATCTGTTTCTGAAGTTCTGACAGAATTTTATCTCCCGTAACCACTCCGCTAATAGACATGGTACCAATGGCATCATAGCTTGATAAACCATCTACCAATTCAACTTCCAGTATTCTATCTGCATTGTTCAGTGTTTCAGAAGGATTTGCGACACCGCCGATAAAGATTGTACCGAGTGTGTCGCTGTATCCTGCTTTTATCTCAACCACGCACTTATCCTCGCTGAGTAATGCTTTATGCTCACTATTCAGATTTGATATCTGCAGTCTTCCTGTATTGCTACTTTCTGTATCCGCTTTTTCCAGTGAGAAATTTACATGAAGTGGTCTATTAACTCCAACACTGGAAATTTCCGTTCCTATCTGTCCTGGAATTCCGAATAAAATACTGTATTGCCTAAGAAAATTCATAACCGACCTCCTGTCACAACTCACTATTTGGTATATAGACGAATTTCGCCTTTTTCTCTTTAAAAGCATTTCTTCCAACATGTTTGTCTACAGAAAAGCACCCGAAATCCCCATCAGGAAGATCCGTATATGTGTAAAAATAAGTTAATGGGGAGAACGGAACAATCTTTGTCATTGGTAAAATAGGGTCCATATTGGTCTTATACAGGCCAAATGACCAATAGTCATATGATGGGTTATAGGTAAACCGGATATAATACTCTTTTCCAGAAAGTGTGATCCGGCTTATACTATCGTTCTTATCCGGAACTTCAATGTAT